GGGAATACTTCAAACATTCTCTGACTCTGATGTACAGGTAGCAGCGGCACCTACTTCTGGTGCTACAGCAGAAGCAATGAAAGAAGACTCTACCGCAGTTCCCGCTACTGGAAACAAAGCTCCGGTTACACCAGTGGTTACCACAGCTTCTACGGATACAGCACAATTAATGAATGTTAATGCTCAACTCTTGGATACTCTATCTACTAAACTAGATACAATGATAGCTAAATTAGATGACAGTAACACTATACAGGAAAAGATTCTGCGACAATCCGCATAATAAACACTAAATATAACTATGACATATACAAAGCGATTTCTAAATAAAAGCGGTATCTCTAGCCCAATTTCGGGTATGAATAGTAATACAGGTGCTTGGAATGGTTCACCTGGACAAAACGGTATGCCAACTGGCGGTTGGAATAATACTGACTTTGGCTACAAAAACTACATGTCTAGACTACCAGAAGTCTATACAGGTCACCCAAATAGAATCGAACGATACAATCAATACGAAATGATGGACGTTGATGCTGAAATTAATGCTTGCTTAGACATCATCGCTGAGTTCTCAACTCAAACAAATCAGCATAACAAAACTCCTTTCAATCTAGAATACAAAGATGATCCAACTAATCACGAAGTTAATATTCTAAAACAGCAACTACAACAGTGGTGCAAACTTAACGAATTCGATACTAGAGCATTTAAGATATTTCGTAACGTAATTAAATACGGAGATCAGGTATTTGTACGTGACCCAGAAAACTTCAAACTTTATTGGGTTGATATGGTAAAAGTTATCAAAGTTATCGTGAATGAGAGCGAAGGTAAGAAGCCAGAACAATACGTAGTAAAAGATTTAAACATCAACTTACAAAACTTATCCGTAGCTCAAAAGACTAATACTGATTTTGCTGCTAACCCAGCAACAGGATTAGGCGGAACAGGTGGCGGTACTACTACTCCGTATACTGTTCCTGCAATGCCCTACAATACTTCAGGCAGCCGATTCACTTTAGGACAAAGTGAAGCTGCGGTGGATGCTAAACACATTGTGCATCTTAGCTTAACTGAGGGATTAGATCGTTTTTGGCCTTTTGGACAATCTATCTTAGAAAACGTTTTCAAGGTATACAAGCAAAAAGAATTACTTGAAGATGCAGTTCTGATTTATCGGGTACAACGTGCACCTGAGCGTAGAATGTTTAAGATCGATGTTGGAAACATGCCATCACACTTGGCAATGGCATTTGTTGAGCGTATCAAAAATGAAATTCACCAACGTAGAATCCCTTCAGTATATGGAGGACAATGTTTTGCAATGGATACTATGGTGCCTTTACTAGACGGAAGAACTTTAAGCATAAGTGATATTGCTGACGAATTCAATCAAGGCAAAGAGAATTGGATATATAGTTGTGATCCAGTTACTGGTAAGATGGTACCTGGCATTGTATCATGGGCCGGTGTCACTAGAAAAGATTCAGAAGTTTTAGAACTCACTCTAGACAATGGTAAAAAGATTATATGCACGGGTGATCATAAATTCCCCATTCAAGGAAAAGGATTTGTTGAGGCTAAAGATATCATTATTAACGAAGATAGCTTGTTTAGCTTTAATACACGTATGCATGGTATAAATTGTGATGGTAAAGACAATATAGACACTGATAGCCAATATCATCAATTATATGACCATTCAGTGAAAGATTGGGTATATACTCACAGAAACGTTGCTAGTTTTATGAAGTCGACGGGTCAGCACAAAGAATTCACTTATTCTGAAAATTTGAAAGATGCAGTAAAAAATACGATTCACCATGTTGATTATAATAAATTTAACAATACACCAAACAACCTAATATTCATGAACTATAAAGACCATTTCTTGTATCATTCAAATGAAAGCAAGAGCTTCTTTAATTTGTTATCTGAAGAAGAAAAGACACGCCGAATAAAAAAGGCAAAAGATACTTATAATAAGAAGTCAGATGAATTTAAAGAAAAATCGCATGAAAAAAGATCGAATGCTTCTACGAAAAATTGGGTCAATATTAAAAAAGATTCAAACCGTTACGCCAAGGTTAAGGCCCAATTACTCAACAATTTGTCTACTCAAATGAGTAAGCCTTTCCCAAATCAAAAATTAGCGTTCAATCAAGAGATGTTTGATATTTTGGTCAGCATTGTCACAAACCACAAAGCAGACAAAGAAACTACGTTATCATTATTAACTAATGATCAGCACTTCATGATGATATATCAACAATTAAATGAATTTAAAAGTGGACACAGTAGACTAGTATTAGATAGGTTCACTAAGGATACTTTGCAAAAGTTATTATCAGCATATGGTTACAAATCTTGGAAAAGCTTCATTAACAAATACGGTAACGGCATCAAGAGACCTAGTAAAAAGTTAATTTGGAGTCCCAAAATGTTAAAGTATGTCGTAGACATCATTAAAGCAACAGGTAAATCTAATGCTAAGGATGTGTTACCTTTGATACAGCAACATTCTGAATTTATGAACGAGTTCAAGACATTAAATAGTAATATCAAAGGTAATGCGGATTCATCTAAGTTTACAGTTAATACATTAGGCGTCTTGATAGCTGATAATGGTTATAAAAATTGGTCTGACTTTAAGAAAAAAATCGAACTGTTTAATCACAAAGTGGTCAGTATAAGAGTGTTACCGCAGAAAATTGACGTGGGCACAATCACAGTTGATGGTAACGAAAAATATCACAATTTTCATACATTTGCATTAGAAGCCGGAGTGTACACAAAAAATTCTATTGTAGATGCTACATATAACCCATTATCAATGAATGAAGATTACTTCTTCCCTGTTACCGCAGACGGACGCGGATCATCTGTTGAGATGTTAGCAGGTGGACAGAATTTGGGTGAAATTGATGACTTGCGCTACTTCAATAATAGATTAGCTCGTGGATTGCGAGTACCAAGCTCATATTTGCCTACTGGACCAGATGATTCTGATCGTGTAATGAATGATGGTAAAGTGGGTACAGCACTGATTCAAGAGTACAGATTTAACCAGTATTGTGAAAGATTACAGAACTATATGTCTATCAAGTTAGATGAAGAGTTCAAGTTATTCTTAAGATGGAGAGGGTTTAATATTGACTCTGGCTTATTCAAGCTTACATTTAATCCGCCCCAAAACTTTGCTGCATATCGTCAAAGTGAATTAGATAAAGATAGAGTTGCTACATTCCAAACAGTTGAAGCATTACCTTATATCTCAAAGCGTTTTGCTATGCAACGATTCTTAGGATTATCTGAAGATGAAATTACTAAGAACGAGAAGCTTTGGGAAGAAGAGAATAGTAAAGAAAAGTTGGATGAACCAAAAGGTAAAGACTTGCGTAGTATAGGGGTATCCACTAGCGATATTGAATCTGATATGTCTACTGCTGAAGAGCTTGGTGGTGAAGCAGAAGGCGGAGAACCGCCTCCTGAAGTAGCAGGTCCAGTAGGTGGAGGAGCCGAAACAAGTGGAGCTCCTGCTGCGCCTGCTGGTGGGGCAGCCGGCGCGCCGGCTGGTGTTCCGGCGCCACCTGCGTTATAAAAGATAAATAGCTTTATGTTACTGAACGAAATGTTTGACCCTCCGATCGCCGGCTACCAGGATACAAATTCTGATAATTCTAAACCTGTTTGGAGAACTTCTAGGAAAACTAAGTTAACTTTGCGCCAAATTCGTAAACTACGTCGAATGCTTGACGTTAGGAATTACGAAAAGAAAAATCATTTGGATAAAGTACGAAAACAGTATAGTGCGGGCAAACAACAACAGCCTGGCTTATAATTTTTCACAAAAGTGAAAAATCCTCAAAAACGTAAAAAATAGCACTATATTGAGCTATTTTTCCGACTACTCACTAAATAACATCATAGCCATTACTTATTAGGAGATAATTATGGATAACAGAAAATTTGAAAAACTTATTGATATGATCATCAATGAGAATGAAGACAAAGCCCGTGAACTTTTTCACCAAATCGTAGTTGAGAAGTCCCGTGAAATCTATGAGTCTATTATGGACGAAGAGATGATGGATGACGAAGACGGCATGGGTGGCCAAGTTGGCGATCTAATGGACGAAATCTCAGCAGAAGAGTCCGGTGTCATGGAAGATGACATGGAAGGTGAAGAGGAAGAGTATGACTTCACTGACGCTGACGGCGAAGAAGTAGAAGGCGAAGAAGAAGATTTTGAGGACGAAGGCGAAGAGCATGAAGACCTTGAAGACGAAGTTCATGATCTAGAAGATCGCGTTGTTTCTATCGAAGACAAACTTGACGAACTGTTAGCTCAGTTTGAAAAAGAAATGGGCGGCGACGAAGAAGAAATGGATGACGAAGAAGAGATGGATGACGAAGAAGAAGCAATGATGGAAGCAGTGCAGCTTCAAGCCGTTAAAGTAACACACGGTGATGACGGCTCACAAAAGCGCAGTCCAACTGCTTTTAATTCAGGAAAAGCTGGCATGGACAGCAAGCCCGTAAACTTCTCTGGTGGCGGTCAAGAAAGTGGCCGTTCAGCTCCATCTACCAAAGATGTTAAAGGTGCTGGCTCATTCAAGAATGCACCAGGACACAAGAGTCAAGATTTAGGTAAGGCGCCTGCTCCAACTAAGTCACAGGCATCCGGTGTTAATACTAAGAGCCCAGTAGCTAAGTAACAGAGAACTTAAGTAATGGCATATTTAAGAGAAAACTTAACATTTGATCGCGCTAATATTGTGGTTGAATCTGTTAAGGAAGAAGGTGATCTAAAAACCCTTTATATGAAAGGGATCTTCATTCAGGGCGGGGTAAAGAATGCCAATGAGCGCATTTACCCCGTATCTGAAATCGAAAATGCAGTAGAAACTCTTAATAAGCAGATTCACGAAGGTTATTCTGTGTTGGGTGAAGTTGATCACCCAGATGATTTAAAGATCAATTTGGATCGTGTATCGCATATGATTACAAGCATGTGGATGGATGGTGCAAATGGTTTTGGTAAATTAAAGATTTTGCCAACTCCAATGGGACAATTAGTCCGTACAATGTTGGAGAGTGGTGTAAAACTTGGTGTTTCGAGTCGTGGATCAGGTAATGTAAATGACTCAGACGGAAAGGTAAGTGATTTTGAAATAATCACAGTTGATGTTGTTGCACAACCAAGTGCTCCTAATGCATATCCAAAAGCAATATATGAAAGTCTCATGAATATGAAGCATGGACATAGAATGCTTGAGATTGCAAAAGAAGCAAAAGGCGACAAAAAAGTACAGAGTTACTTAAAGAACGAAGTTGTTCGTTTGATTAAAGAACTCAAAATTTAACAAGGGGATTTCAGCATGTTAGATGCGATCAAACCATTATTGGAAAGTGGTCTTATCAACGAAGATGTAGGACAAGAGATTAATCGTGTCTGGGAATCTAAGTTGACCGAAGCCCGCGATCAGGTGCGTGCCGAACTCCGTGAAGAGTTCGCACAAAGATATGAGCATGATAGAAGTGTGATGGTAGAAGCCCTTGATAAGATGGTAACACATAGTCTTACGGATGAAATTAAAGAATTTCATTCAGACAGACAAGCAATGAACGAAGACCGCGTAAGAGCAAAAATTAAACTGCAAGAAAACGCTGCCAAATTTAATGATTTTATGGTTCAAAAATTAGCCGAAGAAATCAGAGAACTCCGCAATGATCGTAAAGTACAAATGGAAAATCAAGCTAAACTTGAGAAGTTCATTGTACACGCACTTGCCCGTGAAATCAAAGAATTCTCACAGGATAAAAAAGCAGTTGTTGAAGCTAAGGTCAAGTTAGTTGCTGAAGGTCGTAAACAAATCAATGCGGTTAAGGCACATTTTGTGGCTGAAAGCGCAAAGAAAATTAATTCGATTGTTACTAATCATCTCAAGAGTGAAATGTCACAACTGAAGGAAGATATTAAATTTGCAAAAGAAAATAACTTTGGACGTAAACTGTTCGAAGCTTTCGCAAGTGAGTTCTCTACAACTTATCTTAACGATAACGAAGAGACTCGTAAGTTACTTGCTGTACTCTCACACAGAGAAAAGCAGTTAGCTGAATCTACTAATAAATTAGCGAAAGCTCAACAATTAGTAGAATCAAAGGAGCGTGAGGTTCGCATTATCAAAGAATCTACTCAGCGTGAACAGGCTATGGAAGAACTTCTTTCGCCTCTAAACAAAGAGAAGTCTCAGGTAATGAGAAGCTTACTTGAAAGCGTTCAGACACCAAAACTGAAACAAGCTTTCGATAAATATTTGCCAGCAGTTCTTAACACTGGTTCAGACAAAAAAGCAAAAGCTTCTTTAACTGAATCTACTGTTACAGAAGTAACTGGTAATAAATCTGCCACGAAAATTAAAGAAATTGATACCGAAGAACGTGATAATGTTATCGATATCAAGCGTCTGGCAGGGCTTTAATTTTAGACATATATAGGAGAAATAAAAATGTCAAAAGTACTCTTAGAAAGCCGTTGGGATGAGACAAAAGATGCCCTGTTAGAAGGCTTAAAAGGCACTCGTCGCTCAACGATGAGCGTTCTGCTTGAGAACACTCGCAAATCATTACTACAAGAATCCAGCGCAGGAACTACTACTGCAGGAAATATCGCAACTCTAAACCGCGTTATTCTCCCAGTGATTCGTCGTGTAATGCCTACTGTTATCGCTAACGAACTGGTCGGCGTTCAACCAATGACTGGTCCTGTTGGTCAAATTCACACTCTACGTGTGCGTTATGCTAACAGCTTAACTGATAATTCGGCAGCACAAACTTCCGTAACTGCAGGTGAAGAAGCTCTGAGCCCATTCAAAATTGCTCAGGCTTATTCGCGTCAACCTTCTGGCGCAGGTGGCGATACTTCTAGCTACTACACTGGTGCAGATACTGCTACTCTTGAAGGTAACGGTGGTCGTCAGATCAGCGTTCAAATCTTGAGACAGGCTGTCGAAGCTAAGTCACGTAAGCTACAAGCTCGCTGGACTTTCGAAGCAGCTCAGGACGCACAGGCACAGCATGGTATCGACGTTGAAGCAGAAATTATGGCTGCTCTAGCTCAAGAAATCACTGCTGAAATCGACCAAGAAGTTCTGCTCTCACTTGCTACTCTTGCAGCAACTGAGTACACTTTCAACCAGGCTACTGTTTCTGGTACTGCTACTTACGTTGGTGACGAACACGCTGCTCTGGCTGTTCTTATCAACCGCGTTGCTAACCTGATCGCACAACGTACTCGTCGTGGTGCAGGTAACTGGTGTGTAGTTTCACCCGCTTCTCTAACTGTTCTTCAGTCAGCTACTACTTCAGCTTTTGCTCGTACTACTGAAGGCACGTTCGAAGCCCCAACTAACACTAAGTTCGTTGGTACTCTCAATGGCGCAATGCGCGTATTCTGCAACTCTTATGCTTCAGATACTCAACCGGTTCTGGTTGGCTATAAGGGCTCTTCAGAAACTGACGCAGCAGCATTCTACTGCCCATACATTCCGTTAATGAGCAGCGGTGTTGTACTTGATCCGTCAACTTTCGAGCCAGTCGTATCGTTCATGACGAGATATGGCTACATTGAATTGACGAACACCGCAAGTTCATTCGGGAATGCGGCGGATTACGTTGGGGAAATTGCAGTTCAGAACCTCACCTTCCAATGAGAATTATTCTCATTTAACTGTTCGTTTAGGAACAAAGAACGGGGACTTCGGTCCCCTTTCTTTTAACTAAAATTTATAAATGCAGCAGACTATGATAAATAACTGTATGAAACATTTTATATACAAGACAATCCACACAAACGGCAAGTACTATATAGGCAGGCATAGCACAGAAAACTTAGATGACGGATATATTGGTTCAGGTAAATGGCCGTTGTCTATCAAGGATAAGTCTACACTAACCCGAGAGATATTAGAGTTTGTAGATGACTTTGAAACATTGAAACAACGAGAAGGTGAATACCTAACTGAACATTACGGAAAGCCTAACTGCATGAATCAAAACATTGATCCTGTTGGATTCAGCACTGGAAAAAACAACCCGATGCTTAATCCTGAAGTAGTAGCAAAGATAGCAGGTGATAATCATTGGTCTAAACAGAATCCTGAAAAATTCCGAGAAAGGTTAGCAGGTGATAATCATTGGATGAGCAAGAATCCAGAGCGTAAAGAGGACTTCATAAAGAATAATCCTAACCTTGACGGGAGAAACGCTAAACTCGCATATGCTAATGGTAAACACAACTCCATCACAAATAACCCGTCAACGGTAAATGCTGAGAAGGGTACGCATCATTGGCAAAACGGTAATAGCCCCAATTATCAGGGTAAATTAAACAAAAAATTAATTGAAGAGGGCAAACATAATTTTTTAGGACCTGACCTAAATAATAAAAGAGTAAAAGAAAGAACACACAACTTTTTAGGATCAGACGCCAACTTAAAAAGATTAGCTGAAGGTAGACACCCGTCACAGCAGAAAATAACCTGCCAGCATTGTAAAAAAACTGTAAGTGTGGGAATGTATAAACGGTGGCATGATAGTAAATGTAAAAAGGCAAATAAAATGATTACTACATTTGATCAGGATATAATTAACAATCTTGCAACGGGACTAACCCCAGTTGAATTATCCTTGCAATATAAAAAAGAAGGCAAAGACATACCATCAACCTATATTAAATTTGTTAGAGATTGCGTAAAACATAATATGTTAGAATTTTTAGAAGAAGATTCAGATGTAGATTCACATACAAGGGTATCTTCAGTTGCGACTACTCCTAAACAGTATGAACAAATGCAATTGAACAAAGCAGGTATCAACCGCAAAACCAATAGCTAAATCACTATATCCGCATCGACTGTCATATTCATTAGTTCCTTAACCTTAAGAGTTTTCTTATAAAGAACGAAGCAGTTATAGCAATACGTTTGCGTATTGTTTTTTGTTTTGTTCTTTTTATTTTCATCCTTATAGATTATTTTCATTTGACAAGTATCTTTTGCTGTGAATCCGCAGCAATCGCATATTAGTTTTTTATTTTCTAGATATTTGTGTTGATCACTGTATGCGACTTTGCTACAAGTAGCGCAATATTTGTGCCATTTCATGAATCCATGTTTGGATACCCCATTCTTTTTAGCGGGTGTGCTACGACAGAGTTGGCAAAGAGGCCTTGATGGCTGTTTAATTATCATGATGTATTTATAAAGATATTTGGTGATCTTTCTTTTGGGTCACCCAAAAGAAATCTTATGATAAATATTAGATAAGAATAATGGAAATTTCGCAATGGCAGCAGATCCGTTTAATATTTTAGGTGGTTTAACAGTAGGCATTCCTGCTGTTAACGTTGTAGACGCCAATGGCAATGTTGTTTCTAATGTATTCACTACCGGAAACGTTACCGCTAATGTAATTTATTCAGACAATTATAAATTAGCTAACGGTGCTCCTCTTCAAATAGGTGCATCTGGTTCAAATACACAAGTTCAGTATAATGCTAATGGTGTATTTGGTGCTAGTTCAAGTTTCACATTTGATAGTAATGTACAATTAGTAACCGCAACTAATATAGCAGTTCCTGGAAATATTACGTTAAGTGATGTCGCCAATGTAACTATCTTGGGTGGAGTTAACGGGTATTTCCTACAAACTGATGGTTCAGGCAATTTAGCTTGGGCAGCAGGAGGCGGTGGAGGAAATGGATCACCGGGCGGCTCCAACACACAAGTTCAGTACAATGATGGTGGATTATTTGGTGGAACTTCTACCTTTACTTTTAGCTCAGTTACAAATACTCTTTCAGTTTCAACAGCAAATGTTACAGATTTAAATGCGACCGGTAACATAACAGGTGGAACATTATATGCTAATGCTGCTGGGTTATACAATATACCCAGTGCAAATATATCTGGTTCAGTAGCAGTAGCAAACACAGTAAGCAACAATGCCCAGCCTAACATAACATCTGTTGGTACTCTTACTACATTAGCAGTCACTGGAAATATAACATCTGGCGCTGCGGTAGTAGGTAATGCGATTACTACTAATGGCATAATGCAAATTGGTTCAGGTGGTAATTTAGTATCATTAGGCAATGTAAACTTTAATAGTGTACCTGTAGTAACACTGGGTGCTGTTGGTAATATTAAAATTACTGGTGGTACTGCTGGGTATGTATTAGGTACAGATGGTTTAGGTAATTTAAGTTGGGTTGCTGGCGGTGGTAGTGGAAATGGTTCACCCGGTGGTTCGAACACACAAGTACAGTTTAATAGCGCAGGATCATTTGGCGGTAGCCCGTATTTCACGTTTAATACAACTACAAATACATTAACTATCGCGGGTGATTTAGTCGCAAACTCATTAACTTTGGGTGCTGGAGTTTATAAATTTAACAGATCAAACGTGTACTTTGCAACTACTTCAAGTTTAGCGAATGTTGCTTTAGTTGCGATTCCAGCATCAAATATATCAAGTGTAGACTTTACTGTTATTGCAACTGATGATATCGCAGCAAAGAGACAAGTAAGTAAGTTATCAGCGGTGTTATATCAATCATCGCTTAACTATTCTGAATACAGCACACTGTTTGTAAATGGATTAACAGGTAACTTTACAATGGCGTATAATCCGGGTAACATATTAAGCCCTCCAACTGCAACATTGTATGTAGAACCAACGTCAACTAACATGACAGTATATAAAGTAATGGTTACGGTGTATGAACCATAACTATTAAATGATAAATATAATTTATAACGTAGGAAACTAACAAAATGGCATTAAAACCCTTAAACTCAGTCGGTGGATTTTCAGTAGGAGAAACTCCCGCTAATATCATCTTAGCTAATAGAGATATTACAGGAACAATAGCTAACTTTTCTGGTAACGTTACCGCGCCGTATTTTATCGGTAACGTAATTGGTAATATAAGTGGTAACTTATCAGTAAACGGACCAAACACAGGCGTCGTATTTAATGATGCAGGTTCGGCTAACTCAGTTGCTACTTTCACGTTTGATAAAGTTACTGGGATAGTTACGGTATCGGGTAATACGGTATCAGGTAATTATTTGACTGCTGGTACAGTAATAGCATCTACGTTACAATCAAACGTAGTGACAGGAACTGCCCCTCTTACAGTCGCAAGTACAACGTTAGTTTCCAATCTTAATGCTGACTTGTTAGATGGGTATAATACTGCAATAGCAAACACCGCATCTACTGTTGTTGTTAGAGATACAAGCGGTAATATATCTGCAAACTTCTTTATTGGTAATGGTTCACAGTTAACAGGGTTAGTAACTGATAGTATTTCGAATGGCACTTCTAATGTAACAATCCCAGCAGTCAACGGCAACGTCAATATTTCGTCTGCTGGTAATGCTAACATCTTAGTAGTGACTGGTACGGGTGTGAATGTAGCAGGTACATTAAATGTAACAGGTAATGCGAATACAGGCAATATTGGGGCTACTACTGGCGTATTCACTAACATATCTGGTACACTCACTACAGCATCACAGCCCAACATAACAGCAGTTGGTACTCTTGGATCACTAAGTGTAACTGGCAATGCTAACGCAGGTAACATTGGTGCAACTGCTGGTGTATTCACAGGGGCTATTTCAGGAAGTACTACACTTGACATTACAGGTAATGCTAACGTAGGTAACTTAGGTACTACCGGTAACATAACAGCAGGTTACTTATTTGGCAACGGCTCACAGTTAACAGGTGTTTCAGCTACTACTTCTAATTCTGTAGCCAACGGAACATCAAACGTAAGCATCCCAGTAGCAAGTGGTAATGTTAATACATCTGTTGGTGGTACAGCCAACGTACTCGTTGTTACTTCTACGGGTGCTAATATAACAGGTACATTAGACGTAACAGGTAATGCTAACACTGGTAACATTGGCGCAATTAATGGTGTATTCACAAACATAACAGGTACATTAACTACAGCAGCACAACCCAATATAACATCTGTTGGTACACTGACATCGCTCAGTATTTCCGGTAACTTGACTTCAGGTAATGCTAACTTAGGTAACTTAGTAACAGCTAACTATGTAAACGTTAACAATACTTTAACAGTGGGCGGCGGTGCAGGTGGTAACGTATCTGGTGCAAACGTAATTACTGCTAACTTGTTCACGGGCGTATTAGGTAACGGAACATCGAACGTAACTATCCCAACTGCAAGTGGTAACGTAAACGTAAGTTCAGCAGGCAATGCTAACATCTTAGTAATTACTGGTACTGGTGTAAACGTAGCAGGTACATTAAACACTACGGGCAATGCTAACGTTGGCAATTTAGATACTTCGGGTAATATCACTGCTGGTTACTACTTTGGTAACGGATCGCAATTAACTGGTATCTCTGCGGTAAGCTCTAACGCTCTTGCGAACGGAACATCGAACGTAACTATCCCAACTGCAAGTGGTAATGTTAATACATCTGTTGGTGGTACAGCCAACGTATTAGTTGTAACTACAACTGGCGCAAATATAACAGGTACATTAGACGCAACAGGTAATGCTAACG